GCAATTGGTTCTGACCCATTTAAATGTTTTTGCCCAGATGGGTGGTTGATGGAAGATGGCTGCAGATATTTTAGGAATGAAAATATTGTAATTGTCACTGCCAAGATTATCGCTGATATAAAAGGAAGTGTTTACTTCCATTGTTTTGGTTGGTGTGATAACTTGTGCGTTATGCACGCCATCTGTTCTCTTATATTCATCAAAATATACCAATCCAAATTTATATTTCCCGGACATTTTATATCCTAGGATATCATCCCCATTATTTATTACAACCAGTTCATTTTCATAGCTTGACATTGTAACATCTACTGGATCGGGAAAATTCAATCCTTCCGTGATGTTCCCATATGCCAATGTATTCCCATTTACTGCCGCTTGTGATCCCGCAGCAGTCGGCACATAATCAAATATTTGATTTGTATCAGCAGGCGTTTGTGGTATTCCACTGGTGTCATTATAGAAACTATAAGTGTACGTAGAATCATCTGCAATACTTAACTCTTCTTTATTGAATGTTTCTAAAAGAGATAGATCACCCCATAAAGAAGCTATATTCTGCCGAACACCCAGCTCAATCTTTTTCACATTCGAGCCGCCAGTAGGGATTACTACAGAGATATAATTATTTATAGTAGGGTCAGAATCTCTATCAGGATCGAATGGTGTTATAGGAATAGGGAAATCACTCCATCCACTCCATGTAGATTTTTCGAAATCGTCATAGACAAATCTTACCTGAAACTGGAATAACTTAGCCCTCACATTGTTAGTGGCTCTGTCCAGATCCGATAACCAAGTTGCCAGGGGAGAATCAGGAGGACGTTTCACTACAGTAGTGTAATCGTAAATAATCGGTGACGGATAACCGGTGGCAGTCCCAAAGTTCTTTCCTTTTAGGATATTGATCTTCCTGGGCCTTGTAACGCCATCCGTCCAAAACAATAAATCTCCCTCATCATCTGCTCGATGGATGATATCAATACTATGAATCTTAGTTTGTGGTTCAAATTGTGTAATATCTACGTTATTAGTCCACGTAAGGTTTTTTAAGATGGGGGTGATTGCACCAGTTTCCGGATTGATCTCGATGATCTGGTCATAATTATTGCTATTGCAGATCATAGCAATAATTACACTGCGGAACTCATCCGGATAGGAACCGATACAGATATTAGTACCGGCATCGTAATCATAAACGCCAATACGAACATTTCCCTCAATATTGATAGCCGCTCCTTCCTGTTGCTCATCAGAAGCAGCCATACGCATATTAATGGCATTTGTCCAATCATGGGCTGGAAGCAAATGTAACTCCGTGTCCCAATTTAAGCCGCCTTCGGTAAATACTTTTATCTCTTGCATTATCCTTTAGGTACTAATCTTATTGCGTCTTGTGATGCGTCAATAGCATCTTGTAGTATAAATGGAGTGATTCTATTTCGGGCCAAATTCTTCTCCCGGTAATAAGTCCGTTTCCGCTCTGTCTTATCGTACACACTCACTTTCCGGGAGGCTGCTAACTGATTGATGTCCTTCCAGGCTATCCAGGCAATTAATGCTTCCTGTGCCATGATTGGGATCTTAAAGTTCTCATCAGGCAGAGAAAGATATTCCAGGATGATATAATCATGATTGAAATTGGGATTCAAGACAATGATACCGCAATCTGCATCTACCTCAAAACTACCTTCACTAAGCAGTTCGTTACCCGAAAGTCCGAATAAAGTAACTCCATAATACCCGTATGCAGGATTGGTGAAGTTCAGATAAAACAGATCGATAGGTAAACTAAGATCGGGAGGGCCGCTTGCATCAACCACTTTTGATAATCGCTTTGGATTATTGGCCGCTAGTGTGGTTAACTGTGGATTGTGCTTCAATGTAGCAACTTCTCCACGGCTATTCAATATCCCGACCTTGCTCCAATTAATGTAATCCTCTGGAAGTTGAGCCGTCTTGTTCGCATCAACACAGATTTCAACCGATTTCACCGCGCCGGTTGCGCCACCGGTTACATCGAATAAGAGATCTACAGCACCACGAGAAGCAATTCCATTAAGCCTTCGTGTTGTAGCTTTATTCAGCATTGCTTCATCTTGGTAGTATGCTACTACTTTTTTTAGTGTCGTAAATTGTGCCGTTTCTCCCATATGTTATCGTATCTGTGGGGTCGGTTTGCCGTCCTCGGATGAATCAATAGGCATATTCATTTGAAAGCCCAATGTCTTATCTATGTATTCGATTATAAGCGGTAAATATGCGTCTGGTATATTCATCGGCGCATCAAGATCGCTTGATTGGCTGCTGATCATTCTCACATTTGCCTTGTATTTTGTGATATCGCTACATGCATGAAGGGAAGCAATAAGACCGTTTACCCAAAAATATACTTCATCGCATCCAGTACCGAGTTCGTAAAGAAAATGGACTTCTCTTGGACTAATAGGACTTGCGAATATCTTGGCCCCGCTACCGGCAATAAGCATGAAATCAGAGATGTCCCATCCAACGCCAATACCAACCGGTTGCTGCGGAAGAGTTGCTCTGTACTGTCCTGAAACAGCATCTTTTGTTATTGTAATACCAGTGAACTCGGAATAGAATGCATCTGCTATATTCTCAATGCCATTAAGCTGTATTTCCTCTTTGTACTGAGCCTTGGCGGCATAACCAACGGCTGAATTAATATACTGGTTAATAAGCCCCGTACTTAGGTCAGAATCCTGAGAAATCATGCCGCCAGATAACTGCCGCTGAACCAGCTCTATTAAAACTCGCCTTGTAGTCGCTGCCATTATTGACCATTATTTTTTACCTCATTAAAATATCCGGTTAAATTCTGGGCCTGTATACTTATACCAAACATGAAAAGCACACGAATCATTATATCGTTACATTCCAGATCGCCCCAAAGACCAGTCGTTGAGCTTCCTAGATCATATATGGGCCTCCCATCTACAATAGTAAATCCATATATTACGTCAGGCGCAATACGTACATATTCCCAATTTATATTCCCAATATCAATGGGGAATATTTTATAATAATTGTCTTTTTCTGTATAAATTGGAGATTCGCTTACTGGGTCAATAACAGATGATAAATGCGATGCTATTCGATCCTCTTCTACTCTCCATATTCTTTTTTTATCATCTATTGTTCTCATTGAGAGAATATCTACCATATCAGTAGGTTTTGACAAATGTCCATCTGCTGAAACAGTCATGCTTTCACCAACAACAATGAATGGAGATAATTTTTGTTTAACTTGTTGCATATTAGCTGCCGGTAATCTAACCCTCTTTCGGTTTGCATCCCATCCTATAATGGTTTCTATGAGTTCGTGTTGATATTGTTTTTGGGCTAAATTATATGCGTTCTGGAACTCCTGTGGAGATAGATAACCAGACTGTTGCTTATTTGCAATGAATCGACATAAATCGTATTGAAGACCAATATCCATATAACAAATATACCAAATAATTATGTGTGCAGATTGATGATTTTTCTTGGCTGATGTTGTTTCATTTGTTATATTTGCGCAAAAGCAAAACTATTGGAACAGCAATACTACATACCATCGCTTGAAGATTTTAGAAGTGGGTTTGAGTTCGAACTGTTTTATAGGGAAATAGAAAGATGGAATAAGGAGATCTTTAATTCTCCTATTGGACACCCTTTATGTTGCGTGGTAACATTAGAGTACCAACTTAAAGATAGATTATGGTCGGATAGTATTCGTGTTCCTTATCTGACAGCAGAGCAGATTGTAGCAGAAGGGTGGACGCAGCAAATAAATGAGAATATATATTTTATATCCGTAAATTCCCTTTGTGGATTTAGACTATATACAGACACAGAATTACATGACATTGAAATTGAAAGAGTTGTAATGGATGGTGATGATGTAATATACAAAGGCTCATGTCGATGTATCAACGATTTTAGACTAATTTGTAAACTACTAAATATAAAATAATGGCAATTGACTACGGAAAAGGTATCTCAAAGACAAATGAGAACATTTCAAAAATGAATAAATCAGGTAAACACCTGATGGGTAAGAATGCTATGCAGGTAGTACAAGCTGCTGCACCAGCAACGAAGCCAGCTCCCGCAACTAAACCTAAACCAAAGAAAAAATGAAAAAGTCAACCGCTCATCCTGGTTTCAAAGCAGTTGCCCAGGGTATTCAGAAAGAAGGTTATAGCAAACAGGCTGCCGGGGCTATTTTGGCAAATGCCACACGTAATGCATCACCGGCGGCTAAGGCTAAAAACCCTTCTTTAAAGAAAGTAAAAGGCAAATAACCTATCATCATCGCGAACCGTCTGAACTATCCGGAATTTCCGGATGGTATAAATAATCTATACTTTGAAAGTACCCAATAACAATATAGGAGAAAAGCGATTGCTGATATCCACGATCCCTGATCAGAAAGAAACATATCGCATAAAAAAGACTGATGGGACATATGGTAGTCTATTCCTTGGCTTTAAGGAGTGGAAATTAGATGGCTGGGAAGGCAATCCGACACTTGGGAAGGCTCTCATGGATTGCGATGAAATAAGGGCCGGAGACTATGTTTTAACATCACACAATGCTTTCCAGAACGAACGTATGCAGATTCAACGGCATGATCTGGATAAATTTAATGCGTATGACCTAGAACCGGATGAACAAGTATTTTCTATACCAAAGAGTTTCTGCTGGATCGGCATTCGTGGGGAAGGTGAAATGTTCTGCATCGGCGCTAGCTTAATATGTGATCGCGTGTATGAACCGGCAATAGAAACGACCTTGATTATTGATGATCGCAAGAAGATGAAGAACTTTGTGCAGGTGAAACAGATACCAGATAATCCAAGCATGTACTTCACAGAGGATAATGAAATCTGCATGACGGAAATATCCGTAGGCGATATCATTGCAGTTCATAAGAATGCTGATGTAGAACACAAATACGTTTGGGAGAACGAGCCACGATCCCTAATTCGCGTGAATTTTCATCGTGATTTTTTGGGCATTCGCACAGAAGGATTAAAATATGAACTATGATTAACATTCAAGATATTCTGAATAACCCCATCTTAGGTACTGGACTAATAATGACTATCGGTGGTGGATTGATCTACTCATTAAAGGCGCTTCCAGGACAAGCATGGAAGATTGTTAGTAAAAAGATATCAGCCAAACTTGTATATAGCGTTCGGATATATGAATATGACGATCTGTTCGAACTGCTCGAAGTATGGTTGCAAAATAATCATCAGAAAGAATATAAGGATGTAGAGGGCAAGTTATTTTCTCCAAACTCAGAACCGCAAGCAGGAATTAAGAAAACTCCACAGATTTATTACAGCCAATCAACCAACGTATTCATTTTAAATATCAATGGTAAACGGCTGTTCATAACCAAAGAACGCGAGAAACTGGAATACGCCCAAAGTTTCAAATCACTATATGGGTATATTTATGTTATAAAAGGATTCAGAGGTAAAGAAGCAATTACCGAAATGTTGCAAGGCATCGTGAATGAACACTATGATAAGTTCCCTAAGAATCAGATCCAGATAAGAACCAATGATAAATACGGCAATTGGGATCGGGCAAATTCCCTAACCGTTAAAGGATTGGATAAGATTATCATTGATCCAGCTTTAAAGGCTATGCTGATGAATGATATTGATCAATTCAAGTCATCAAAGGAATGGTATCTTGAAACATCTATCCCCTATAAAAGAACATATGCATTCCATGGTGGCCCTGGGAATGGCAAAACGAGTATTTGTTTGGCAATTGCCGTATATACACAGCGTGATATTTACGTGTTGAATCCTTCTTCATTGGAAGGGGATGCCGCATTGCAACAGGCATTTAATAACATAGGGAATGACGTAGTATTAGTTATAGAGGATATGGACGCATCCTTTACAAAACGGGAGAGTGAATGTAAGATTAGCTTTTCATGTTTATTAAACTGCACTGATGGAGCTTTTTACAAAGAAGGACTAATTACCTGTATTACAACTAATCACTTAGATAAACTTGATCCTGCATTATTACGCGCCGGTAGGACTGATATGATCATTGAAATTGATTTTCCTAAAGTACAGCAGATTGAACAGTTCCTTTCAATATTTTATAGACAGGATATTTCAATTGATTGTGATTGTGAAAACATCTTATTGCCCATGTCGAGTATTCAAGAGATATGTATCACAAATAAGAATAATTGCATAGAAGCCATCCGTACGATTAAATCACAATTACTTTCGAAGCCAGTATTCGTATAATTAGAAAGCCCCGGACAATGCCGGGGCCTCTTTATGGGTATTACAGGGTTTCAAAATTACTTATCCATTGATTCTAATCGGCCGCGTAACGCCTTACCATCATTGGTAAGCATCAATTCAGCCAAATAATCGGCAACTTTCCCTTGGTGAGATAATGGAACCTGACAGATGTACGCCTTGGTATCAGCCCATAAGCATTGACCATCGATATAGATGATAAACGTTTTCTCAAAGGCTTTCTTCACCAGCATATGCATCTTAACAACAGGATTACTCACCGTGCTTAAGAACAAGTCAGGACGATCTTCCGCATGTTTGATATAATCATTACGCAAACCGGCCTCAGACTTAACTTCGCCATCTCCGTTCAGAAGATTACCGCCTAAGTAGGCATAATGTACCATGAGATCTTCCATAGTAGCTTTCCACGCCATATCTATAGCATCGCGCTGCTTCTTCTTGCGGTCAAATTCTTTCTGTTCTGCAGCTTCGGTATCCAGCAACCGATATCTGGTCTTACGGTTCTGAGCGGGTTTCTTACATCCTTCGAAGTCGGAACAACCCATCAGGAATTTCACAACATCCGCATTCATCGCATTTACGACCATACGACCGCTAGAGAATGTTAATTGAACCGGATTCCGTTTCACATAATTCGCATCCAGGTCTTTTTGTTCATCTTGCCAAATGGAGCCGAATCCACGAAGAAGACGCGCTTGGCGAAGTTTCTGTGTATCTTCATCCCAGATCATTTGGGAGTTTGATAGACTTAATTGTGGATAGCGAATGGTCTTTGTTTCCGCATCTACCGGGAAATTTCCCACCATCTGAAAGATATATTCTTTAGGAGCTTTCTTAACCGCCTTCGGAACTTCCGGGGCCTGTTCTTTCATTTCACCTTTCTCGCCCAAAATATTATCCAAATCAGTTAAACTTGCAGGAGGTCTTGCCATAATATATAGTTTAAAGCAAATATACTAATTTTACTTGTAAACAAATAGTTGACAAGCAAAAAGCCGGAACATTACGCCCCGGCCTATTATTAACCCAAATAACAACGAGAAACTATGCCTGTGCTATAATTTCAATACGATAAATACCCCCTATCCGTGCGATAGTGAGCTTTGAAGTCTTAGCGGCCACGGCTGATATAGCAGCAGATGGGCCAATAACTACGTTTGCGCCACCGGCAGCGGCGGTAATGGTCAATGTACGGCCAGCAGTAGCATCCTGTATTACATACAAGGAAATTACCGCCCCTTCGTCCATACCATTAAGATTGATTGTTGTGTTGCCGGTGAGGGTTCCATAGTACTTCTTACTGAAATAAACATCCAAAGTAAGCGTACCGGTCATGTTCCCCAGCGGTCTAGTTCTTTCGTAAGCCATAGCTTTAAAGTTTTACCTTGTCCTGGAATAAATTATCTATGTAAAGATAAACAAAAAACCATGGAATAAATCCATGGCCTTTGTGTGTTTAATATAAAAAGATTACATTTGCAATACAACATATTACTATGCCGCCTCAAGTATAATCCATTGATTTGCAGCGAATTGTCTCACACCGCAGTACTGTAACCAGTGTACGGCAAGTTCCGCAACCTCTGTTTTATTACCGCCCTGAGCATACCCACCGGTTTCCCAAGTGTTCAATGCAGGGAATCCAGGAACACTATTAGAAACGATGCTGATAGATGGAACAGATACTTTACGAACTGGGTCAGTAAATTGTTTCTGTGGCACTAACCAACCAAAATTCCTGAATTCAGGAGCAGCTACAGTTGCAGCAGCACCATATACGGCTTCTGGGCTGAATAGGCGTTCATTGCGCAGATGGAATACAACACCTCCAATTTCGATAGATGAGAATCCATATCCGATAGCGATATCGGCAGATCCGCCTACAGAATTCCAGATGATAGCACCGCCATTGTAAGTCTGGAATATTTCGTTGTCAACTTCTTGACGCTGGAAGATATCCATGAGCCAGTGGTATTCTGCAGCACCACCATTGAATTCTATAGCACGAACTACTTCCTGAATCTTTGGAATGTCCAAAGCGCCGGGAGTATATGTGACAGTCTGTCCATCGACACGGGTACGAGGAATCGCGCCTTGTGTACCTAATGAACCACCCAATGCGCCCAGATTGTCAGCAGTATCACCCATTAAGAGCTTAAATGCCTTGTCATTCATGAAGCGACGCTGAGTTTCGTCCATTCCTTTGTACTTGTAGTACGGCTGGCCATCATATTCAAAGATCAATTGCTCAATCATTGAAAGATCGGTCTGCCTCCAACATTCACGAATCTCAGTGGTGGTGTTGGTTATCTTTCTTTCACGTCCGATCAGTGGATCAGGAGCAGAAGAGCGTTCACCGGCTTCGGTAACACCCTTGAATTCCAACAGTTCGCCAGCTAACAGGTTGGCAGAACCTGCAGATACGAAGGCGAGAGTAGTTTTCTCAGGACGGATAACAGCAGAGTGTGCATTAGGCGTACCTTTATTAACACTTACTACTTTACCTTCAACGCCACTGGAAGAAACTCTTACAACTTCCCCAACACGCCAAGGTGATTGAGTACCGGATGTTGCGTGGTCAGCAGCAGTTGCTACAACAGTGACATCAGCGCCTGCAGCCGGAGCTACGACGGCTGTCTGAACACTTACTTTCTGATGCAACTTACCTACGTTTTCGTAGTGGAAATACGTTTTACCTGGAACATCTTCGGTTTTACCGAGCATTTCCAAGATGGTAATATATGATTGCGGACCATAATTTTGAACGAAGTCCTTATAACAGTGCGGTGCAAGCATTTGCAGATCTGTTAAAAGAAGGCCCCGGTTTGCGACCGGTAACGATATTGCTGATGGTAATCCAGGAGCAGCCATGGTAATTAGTTTTTAGTTTGTTAAGATTACCCTGCTTGGAAGAATTTCTTAGAGAATTCCCTAAGTTCTGCATCCGCGCTAGGTGTGAAATCGTTTCTCTGAGCGCCATCCAAATTCACATTTTTCTGTGCTGCCAATTGTGCTTTGCGATCTTGCGCAATGGCTTGTTTTACTGTATTAGCCATGATCTTCTCCCAGTTATTCAGCCGGTATATATCTGATACCAACTGATTTGTGTCATATGCATCGCCCTTGATGTATCGTGACAGGAGAACGTCATTAACTAAGTCTTTCTCCATTAGCTCCTTCTTCATATTCGCTACTTCCGTAGGGTCTATGGCATAACTTACATCGACCTTGACACCCTCGTCATCGATCTTGAAAGGTATGGTTGTGAATTCGCTGGCGGATTTTTCCAGACTTGTGTCATACAGGCTTTTCCATTTGGCAGCTTCTTGGGCTTGTGCTAACAAAGTAGCCTCGTCAGGACCAGTTTGCACAGCAGCCGGTGGTGCGGTAGTTATATCAGGTAAAACGATATTCGATTTAAGTGAGCTGAGTTCAGAACGGGCTTCTGCAGCATCAAGTTTTAATTGCCTATCTAATTTGGCCTGCTGTTTCTCATACGACTTCATTTCTTTGTCATATGATTTAACGGCTACCTTATAGGCATCGTCGTCTATGTATTCGCTCTCATCCGGAGCTTCTGGCTTTTCGGCCTTGTATTTTGCCTCGAATTCCTCAGCAATATCATTGTGATCGAAATTCGAGTTCTTAAATTCTAATTGTAGTTTGATGGCATCGGCATCTGATACTTTGTCGAGGGTAGATAACCGGTGTTGATCATTCAGCACCTGGCGAACGTCATCCAGTTTACCGTCCTTTATATATTGTGCAAGTTTTCTGGATTCTTCGTTTTCGAAGGCCAGTTCTGCAGGCGTAGGCTGTTCAGTTAATTTACTCTGTATTTCATCCCAAGATTTAAACTTTCCGCCGGTGCGTTCTGCCCAGTCAATATCAGTAGTTGCAGGTGCGTCAGTAGTTGGTGGTACAACGGTTGCTGGCGGAATGACAACAGTAGTATCAACAGTTGTTGTTGCTTCTACTGGGGGAACTACCGTTGTATCAGCAGGAGGCGTTGCTATCTTCTGTCCACTAGCATCATACGATGCCCCATTCTCAGGATTGAATATGTTTGACATGTGTTGTTATTTGGTATACACAAATTTACTAATAATAAGTATTTAACTGTAATATTTGTTTTCGCGCAATTTCACGTTAAAATTATGCTACTTGTTGTTGTGGCATCTGATCCGGTTGCGGTTGGCCCTGCTGTGACTGTCCCTGTTCTTGCTGCTGTTGCTGCATAATCTGATCTGTGGCTTCTGCTTGGTCCTGTTCCTGATTAGCTTTATCCTCAAAGTAAGAATTCACGATATCCTGGATATTAGGTGGTAATGGTCTGTTTTGTTCGAATGACAGGGTAAGCATTTCCTGTACCCAGTTTTGAAGCGATAAGTCAGAGGCTCCCTTATTGGTTGTGGTCATTACGGCCATCTTACCCTGATACTCTAATTGCAATTCCTGCTGTTTGGCTTGAGATGTAGCTGCGGCTGATGCCTGTTGTGCTTGGGAAGTAGCTTGAATATTGGCCTGGTTATCTTCATTTGTCTGTTGACGCTTCTTCTTTTGCGCCCGTGATAGATACAGTTCTTTCAGCTTTATATTACGAATATTATTAATTTTAAATGCATCTTGGAAGTCGATTAATCCAGCAGTGAGGGCCGCCTGTACCTGCGCATCCACGCGTTGTTGCTGCTGTTCGTCTGGAAGCATTTCCACATTCACATCGAATCGTTTGTCGTCTAATGCCTCATCGCCCACAATATGCCGGTAAGCCTGTCCACCGAACATCACATTATCCCAAAGCAGGATAGCGATATTTCGGCAAACATTCTGCATGATTGACAAATACCCTTCATATATGAACTCATTTGCTCGATTAGAAGCTGCCACTTGATTATCCATCACACCTAATCCCAGTTTAGGATTAACCGCCTGTCCTTCGGTATATTCGTTGGTTCCTACATCTTGTCTGAGTCTTTCGAGATTGAAATTATAAACGGCAATTAATTGCTGAAATTGAGCAATAGAAGCGCCATTTGGAAGTTCGGTAATAGGCATCTGCTGGCGTGTTTCTCCATCCTCTTTAAAGGATCTATACCACACATTACCAGTCTGATCATATACCTTCATTAATTCCAGAGGTGTGATCTGGCCACCACCTAACCCTAAATCAAGGTCATTTAGTCCATTAATATCTACCGCGATGCCGGGCGGCCTAAGTTTAGCCATTAACACCTGGATCTTCAAAAGAGCCAATGTCATATTGTTAATGGACGTTTCCATGCGTTCGCACATGGTACGATTATTCATCTTCCGGTTCTTCGGCATGTATAAACAAAAGCTGAAATATACATCCGAAAGGTTACTCTGAGGGCGAATCATATTCTGCATTAGCTCCCAACAAAATAGTTTGCCTAGCCTGCGCACGTAATATCCTCTGTATATATTATTAACTTGCTTAACGACAACCTCTTTATTATCTGATACCTCTTTAGGCTTTTTATCTTTCTTATCAACTGCTATCAGCTTGCCGTAACTATTGGTTTTAGCAGTATAGTAGTCATTGTCCACTGTTTTAAACTCAAAGTCCATAACTTCTATCTCCCAGTCATCATAAGGACGAAACATAGCGTTATTCCAGTCGCTATTCCAAGTCAATAAACTATTATACCCGGGTGAATCACTGGCAGCTTTCTTTATATCATCGAAAAGGTTCTGTTCTGCGGCTGCTTCCCCGAAAGCCTTAATATAGTCTTTAGCAAATCTGGCCCGGTATTCCGGCACCTTCATCTTATATAGCTCACCACAATAGGTTAAATCCCGGAAATCATTTTGTTCAGACCATGAATAGAAAAGATTTTCTGGTTTACATTCCCTGACTTTAATCAGTCCATTCACATCTATATAGGTTCTGGCTCCGGCCAATCCTGCTTCCATTAAATTTTCTATCGTTTTCCGCTTACGAACAGGTGACCAATCATTATCCATCAATACCCAATCAATTCCTTTTTCGAACCTGATCTCTTCCGGTAACTGGTACTCATAGCCAAAATGGAACTCAAGATCATCTTTATCATCCGGCACATAAGCAGAAGGATCCTCCACCGGCACACCGGCTTGCTGCTGGACATTATTGATTAGATCCTTGTTCTCCATGCGGTATTCCGCTTCTTTCTTCGAATAGTCCTTTTTATTAATAGATACTGGGTCAACGGCTTCCGCACTGGCGTGTTCATCGCGCTCCATGAATCGCTGGCAGATTATATCCAGGAATTTAGGTGCAATCATAGGCGGCGTAAGATCCACATTCACAAATGAGTTCTTACCGTCAATATTCATCAAGTCCAGGAACTTGGCCATATCCTGCTCCCCGGCTGCGATCTTCCGGCTGCGTTCTATCTTCTTGTTTCGTTTGAGATAATATCCATTGAATCCACTTTGAATAGTAGAATCGATAGATTTAGCGATAAGTAATCCGAACTTAGGATCTGCCTTTTCCTTGTTAGTGCCTTTGTGGAAGTCGAGTATCCGGTTATCGCTCATAATGTATATGTTACTACAAATATAACACTAAATTATATTTGAGTAAACGTGAAATATATTTGCGCAAATGCAAAAGATGCCATACCTTCGATTTGTGAAGATGATCGAGTGAATGTTTTTCCAACCATTGAATAAGAGGCTTGGGTGTATCCTGCAAGTCAGCCCAGGCCTCTTTTAAAGATCTTTTCTTACGATTGGCGTAAGATTGTTTTGGTGTATGATTTTGTTCCGCATATTCCTGTGTGGAACCTAAATGGGGAAGTAGCTCAATAGGTGGAGCAACCCAAATCACAGGGGAAAGAGAATAGATGCACTGCATTTATGAATAGGTTGACAGTTCGATTCTGTCCTTTTCCACCGGGGTTAAAATAGACAATGGATGAAAGACGGCGGTTTGCCTTGTACATGCCGCCCTTTCTTTAACAATTTGAGTAGTTTCCGTTTCCAGCATAGTAAAACCAACCAAGTCCGGCAGAAAGTGTCGGACTTATTTTGGAAAAAGTTTTGAGCAGAAAATAATAAATAGTATTTTTGAATAACAACTCCTGTTTTGTAGGTAGAATGCCAATACAGGAGTTTATAACACCTTAATCGTGTTAAAAAGCGCCGGGAATGCATTCTACCCCAGGCGCTTTCTCTTTTTTATCAAACAGACTACCGACATTTTAGCTTTTATCATACTTTTAAAACGACAATTCAAATCATCATGTATTTGGGGTCGAAAGAAAAAGTATGTAGTTGCAAAAGATATTAATATTTCTATTAATACGTACTCAAAGTATTTAAAGAAGTGCTTTGAATTAGGTCTTTGCAGGTTTGATATCAATAATGACATTATATTTTCATCGTATATAAATGTATTTGAGGTTTTGTTCGGTGAGGCTGGTCAAGGAATCCACATAAATAAAGAGGGTTCATTTCAACAAGTAAAAGAAAATGTAAGAGAACAACTTTTAATAGCAAACTTTAGACAACAAGAATTTATTATACTAGGTGACAGACAATTGGAACGAGGTGATAAAAAAAGAAATCTCAGGGCTTCATTAGCACATGCCTGGATTAAAAATAAGTCGCCTTTTCGTGCATCTAATGTAAACAATATCATAACGTCTACAAGACATGCCGGTAAGATAATAGGACTATCTGCTACTACAGCTATTAAAACGCTCAATAGTATTCTCAGGAAAGGACTTGTTCAATATGAATATGAACAATCTAGGTTTTCAATCAAAGGTAATCATCAAATGAGATGTGCTTTCGCTGAACAAAATAGACCTTATCCTAATTGTGGATATTCCATATTGAAAGAAGGAATATTATATCATCTGGGCAGGATAGTGAGGATTCAGTAGTTCTCCAATATAGTATGTAAACTATTTGAAAATGGATGTAGAAATTCAAGAATTATTCCTTAAAAAGACTTATACCGAAAAGTATAAATCATGGGCAAAATCCGTTAATGAAATGTATCGGCTATATGAAAATGACTTCGCATCAAGCATTGTAGAAAGAACATGTTACCAATTTACAATAACATGTAAAAGGTTAACGTTTGAGTTTTATCCATTATCAGGAAAGATTTGTATACATGGAAATAATAAATGGATTACTGTGCCAAAAGGAAATTTGAAGGAAACGATTAAATCGCTTTTGAAATGAGTTCGTCGCAAGAAGATCGGTTACGCTGGTTAGATCAATCTCCTGTAATCATAAAGTTTTTACAACTTATGGGGATAAGTGGAAAGAAGTGCGCCAAGATGTTTGAAATAGACCAGCCTACCTGGTCAAGGATGAGAAATGGATATTACAATAACGACGAGGCTTTGTGTAAATTACAGGAGTTGTACAATGAATGGTGTGTAGATAAAATACTTGCACTTCAAGATCGCATCGAATATTTAAAATCACTGGTAAAATAAATAATATGGGATACTCTCCACAACAAGAGGAAACTAAAAAAGATCCTTTGGCCATGATGCAAAAGCATCCAAATTATAAGAAACCAGTTCCTATTCCGGGAGAAACTAAAACTCAGTTTATATTAAGGGCTGCCAGTCATTTAGTATCTCCGCCAATGGAAGAGGATGAGTCTTATGAAACAGAGTGCATATATGTGGCACAGGGAATACGAGCCTTGGAACCAGAATTGGAAAAGGCATGGAATAAAAGTATAAAAAAGAAAAAATAGACAACATGGATTATCCACCGATTACAGATCAAAAAAAGCTGGACTGGATTAGCTGGCTACAAGACCAGCAAAGTCGTCTTAATGGCATGCAAGAAAATAAGAATGATGATTCTATTTTTGCTACTCCGGAAGGAGACGTGGCCACAGCAAAAGATTTAGTTGGCAATTTGCTTGCCGTATTATCAAACAAAACAATCACAATAAATTAAGCATGAAAAATTCAATCTATTACCTAGCAGTAGCTATCATTATTTCTTTATCCTCATGTGCAGGATGTTCCTCAGAGCCGCAAGTATCAAGTTACGAAACAAGATATTCCCCAAATGGAGATTCCACCGTATATATTCACTACGTCGATAATTCTGGTCGTGATCAGAGCTTTTTTATGGACTATCTTTTATTCAGCACTTTGTATGCACATGGCGGATACGGTAGTTGTTATGGGTATTATAACAATCATCCTGGGTACTTTCATTCTCCACGATATCAATCGTACAGTAGTTATCATAGCAGGACTGTAATCAATAACCATTATGGAAATAGTTCTTCTAATAATAGAAGTAGGATAAGTTCCCCTTCATCCCCAAGTAGATCAACATCTTCATATAGGAGTTCTTCTTCAAGCTCCCCATCCCGTAGTTATTCTTCTCCAAGTAGAAGTTACAGCAGTCCGAGTAGATCATATTCAAGTCCATCACGCAGCTACAGTAGTCCAAGCCGTAGTTCTTTTCACAGTTCACCAAGTAGACATTAAACAACATGAAAGCATACGAAGCCACACAGTTAGTAGAGAAACGATTATCAGAATTGAATGAAAAGGATCTTAAGATGTATGATAAGATAATTAATATCATTAAGACTGATATCTTATCCTCTTCGAAAGCCATCTATTCTACTTTCATTTATGAGACAGTATCTGATTATGTTCAAAATAAATTAAGAGCAGACGGATACGGCGTGTGCTATAAACAGACAGGGCCAAATGAAGAGGCGCTCAATGTTGCTTGGCCTCAACCAATAACCGGATCTGATTATTACAATAAATGACAAAATGAAACTATACATAACAAAATACTGGCAAACTAAAGGTATCATCGAAGCTGATAAAATAGAAAGACAAGCCGAAGAGACTAAATATGTCTGGGCCAAATTGGATGGACGATATGAAGATATATTTTCTATCGGCAATGATGCTTTCTATACAGAAGAGGAAGCAAAAAATCATATTAGGTTAAAGGCTAAAAAGAAGATCGCGCAGATCGAAAAGACGCTCATTAAACTAAAGAATATTTTCCCATGAAACTAGAAGACCAAGTAATAACTAAGGAGCAGGCTATTCATCTCTCGAATTTAGGCATAACTGTTCCTGCTTACTTTTGCTATTTTCAGGCACCTTCACATGCCGGTATATGTTGGTCAGAAATGCCGATACGCCATATTGCTATTCTTTCGGGGGCATATTATGACATAGAAGACGTGGATTTGTATCTTGCATACAATGTTGCTGAATTGGGGCGTATGTTGCCAATAGACCCTTCATGGGGAAGGTATTCTTATTATCATAGATATAATTGCAAAGGCCATTCGGTTGGCTATTCAGAGATCGCAGGAAGTAATCATATTGAAATTGGATGGTTCAAAACAGAGGCGGAAGCAAGAGGCTCGTTACTGATCAAGCTAATAGAGGATGGTCTTATAACGGTTGAAGTAATAAATAAACAATTATTATCATGAAGAAAATTTTATTAGGTATAATGGTAATTCTACTTGTATTTATAATTGGATGTGGATATGATGCACATACGCAATATATGCAAGAAACGCCACTCGAATATTTCAAAGATGATAGTACTGGATTATGTTTTGCTGCTTCTAGAATGGCTGAAAGTAGAGTGCTTACTTGTGTGCCGTGCGATTCATTAAATAAAATTAAATTGTCAGAAAAATGAATATATTAGAATGGAGTATTACTATCTTATTCCCTATAGGATGTTTATGTGCCATGAAGGTGCATTCTAAGAAATGTAATAAAGGCATAGATACTCCAATAAAAATAGAAATCACTCTTCTTGGTGGATGGTATAAAGGACATATTTATTTTGGTGAAAATAACTGCAAATATTCTACTACAGCATGTAGCACGTATGAAAAGTGTTTTTATGATCTAATTGATGTAATTAAGAAAGATCGTTATACTAATCTAATGGATCATAATTTTACGGTCACATTTATTAATAAATCACACATTAAAGAAGTTGGATAATGAGTTGGTTTTCACAACCTAAATGCCCTAACTGTGGCGGGAAATTAATAATTGTTAGCCGTCCATTAATGGACGCATATCGATGTGATAATTGTGTAGAAAGAAATGAAGGAAAGAAAAAACTGAAAGATCTTGAAACACAGATAGATGAATTAAGAAGACAATTAAAAGGAAAGAAATGAAGTAATTTATGATTACAGAACTTCAAAAAGAATTTAATTCATTATGATACAAAAAGAAACAATACCAGAAGAGAATATACCAGTATGTTGCATGATTTGGCCTGAGCGTATTATATGGATCATAGGAATAGCCCTTTTCTTTGGCGGCTGCATATATCTTTCGAGCGAAAGTGACAAGGATAAGAAGAGAATATATGATCAATCATGGGAGATACGTGATCTGAAATTTGATAAGACAATACTTGATGGACAGGTAAAATTCTATAAGGATATGGACTCATTGAATAATGAATATTACCTGAAACTATTTAACTCTTTATTACACAAACCTCAACCATGACCACACTTCCGCTTATATTAAAAAGAAAATGGTTTGATATGATCGTATCCGGAGAAAAGAAAGAAGAATACCGGGGGATCAAACCATACTGGATTAAGAGGCTAATAGATATAAATCATCCGGAAGAAGAAAAAGGTGGAAATAAAACGATTCCAGAAGACATTATATTCGACTTGAAAAATCATCCATGGCAAGATGTGTTAAAAGGATATTATTCAAAGTTTAAAGAGTTTGACAAAGTGTCGGCAAGACATGGATATTCAAAGAATTGCCCTCTGGTAGAATGGAAACATAAAGGTATACGAATTGGCAAGCCATATGCCGCATGGTGTGAACCACAAGATGCTGATAAGGATTGTTTTATTCTTGAAATTGGCGATCTAATATCATACCGTGATAAGTCTGGAATTACATGGTTCGGAGATGATATCATAAAAATGCTTATATGAATAAATTGAAACGCGTTGGAGGGGAGTTTAATTATTCTCTTTATAATGAACAAGATGAAAACGTGGGATTTATAGATAAGAGCGCGGCGGCTGATATTGAACAAGATGTCGATCCTACCATTTTAGTAACATTGCCATGTGGATGGAGAATCAGGTTCTGGAATTTAACACATACTGACGAACAGTATATTTACGCTGCAAATTATTTTAAAGATGAAAACGCGATTGCTAAAGAAGATTAGAAAACGATATAATTGGTGTTATGATGATATTAAAAATGTGTGGCGCATCCGCGACAATGTACACATGGAATTATTAACGGAATGTAAAGATGTTATATACGCCCTTGACTACATGTCGCATAGATTGGTGAATGTGCGCCAAAAAAGAAAATGGTTCCAGAAAATATTTAGACTTTATTATTGAATTATGATGGATTAGTTATTTCGATTTAAAAGATTGTAAGTAGCAATGAGTGGTTTCTCTCGTTTCTCTTCCGTAGTCCGCATAGCCTTCGTATCACCCAGCATATCAATCAACATGATCAGGAACGCTACCGTTTTATCGAATATCTGCCGTTCATCGTGATCATATAGCAATAGCTCTTCCAGTAATTCAATAAACCAAATTTTATGACAATGATGCTCAATAAAGGCTATCCCAAGTTCGAGTTGCTTCGATAATGCAAACGGGTCTTTAGAAGATGTACCTGGTACTGGGCGCCCGGGCTTTAATGGATCACGAGCGCAGGTAGGTGTCCAGCGAATATAAGCCGTATATCCTTCTGCCTTATAATACTGATAATAATCATCACCGGCATCAGTTTCGAAATGCACGCGCACGCCAAAGAAGATGCCAGCAAATAGCATCTGATCATACATATTTTTCTTTTCCTTAGGGCGATCAAAGTAGAAGGCTATTGGCATTCCAGTATTGCCCGGATCATTAGAATCATAACGTTCACCGATCCAGGCTGCCGTATGCGATAGATCTTTATTACCTTTGGTGAATGAGTGCCGGTGCGGATCGATACCATTACAATACTTCCCTGTATTAGCAGGCGCCCATCCTTTATCTGTCATCTGGCGCTTATTCTGCTCTTCTACTTCTGGGAATTTTAGGATTAGCCATGGTCCGTCCTTCATGTCCATGAAGTCGCAAGTACCGTCATCCTTCTTGAAGAACTTGCCCCGGCGTAATGGTTTGGGTGCATTATTGATAGCCTCAATCTGATTTGTAATCTTCTCTACAGAGAAGTGGCACTTGGCCTGGGAGATCATGAAGGCTTCTCGTTCATCGAACGGATTCATTCTTATTTCCTCAGATAGCGCAGTTGGATCCTTTATCTTAGCCCTGATCTTTAGCAGGTAGTCTTTTGATCCACTATATTCTTCTCCATATGTATCAAGGTACATCTTCCGCATAGCTGCAGAAGCATTCTCCGTAATAGAGAACCCATGGTCATCTATGAATCCAGCCAGTCCCTCGTATGCCGGGGAGAAATAGCGATATAATCCAGTACCCGTAATCTTATCTGCAAATTGATTTGAATCATCCCATACCTGTTTATAAGCGCGGCCACCCGATTCAGCATCGTTCACGGTAGATACCATAATAGCAAATCCCACGCGCTTAATCCCTTGGGTCAGTGTTTTCTTTACGATAGGCCAGTACTGGTTAATTGGAACTTCCACGCTCCATTTACCAGCCTCATCGATGATAATAACCGTAACGCGGCCTGAGTCATAGCTATTAAGAGCGGTATTCTTGTAATCTATTTTAGATTCTAGCCCGCGATCCTTATTATATATCTGTCCCTTCTCACGCGCACGCATCTTGCGCTCTTTGGGCTTTTTAAATGAAAGACTGGTCTTAGATTCAGATTCTTCTACACGTGGCTTAAGGAAGGCTGGAAGGCCATTAAAGGCCTTCACGATCATATCCGAGAATAGTAACTTAGCATCGGCTCCAGTCTTTGATACGATACCGCAGTTAGATTGTGGAGTAGTCAGCGCTGTCCAGAGAGCAAAGCATGCTGCCTGGGAAGAAGCACCTTCACGACGTTTCTTTATCCGGATAATACCAGTAATATATGGCTTGCTTAGGCAGTATTCAAGGAAGTAGAACCATTTACGATCGGCATCACGAAACTCTGGTTTAGTTCCATCTTCAAGAGTATAGTACTGCAGGTAAAAATAGTGGACACCGGTTAAATAGGTGAGTTCCCCCCGGTTGAAGAAATAGTACCCGTCTTTAATCCTCTCTAGCTCATTAATTACATAGGCTTCCTGTTCAGCATCGAGTATAGCATTACCATCCAGATCAAACTCAACATTCTCAAATGATTCCGGTATAGGTTCCCGTATCCACTTCTGATCGCCGAATAGCAATTTATGCCCTTTTATCGTGTGTCTTTCAGGATAGGCAGGTGGTGTATAATCGATTCCGTATATGCTATGACTTTGCATAATAGTTTGGCTTGGGCTTTAATTGGAAGTGCGTTCTTACCATCTTCTTCGTAATACGCTTACCACTATATGGCTTCTTAAATCGTTTCATATAACGAACGATTCTATTATAAACCTCTTTGCCAAGCGGCGTAACTGAATAGGTTTTCCTCCAACGGAACGTACTTACATGTTGAATATACTGTATTCGTTTGAAATGTATTATGCTTTTTTGAATATAATTATATGGTAATCCAGGATACATCAGACCTAACGTGCCAGTATTGAAAGATTCAAAATTCCCGAACCATAGAAAAAAACAACAATCCTCAAACTTCATTCCCAGTTTAGGGGCGATCCTTTTTATGATCAATCCATATATTCCAATGTATCTCCCGATACCTGGGAGTTTCTCCTTTTTAATCAGTCCAATAAATGCATTCTCTTTGGCCAGTAACTTAGCTTTGTTTATGAGTAGGATCTTTCTTCTGGTTAATCTTCGCTGAATAGTGCGTCTGGACCGCTTTAATTGTCGGGCTTTCACTACTCGAACGTGTTTCCGGTACTTATTTAGCCTGCGCGGTATCACCTTCTTAGCCCTTTCAAGCCGGATCTTTACAATTTTACGTATGGCAATCTTCGCGTTCTTCTTAATCAGCGCCCGTGACTTGCGTATCTCTATCCGGTGTTGCTGACGGACCCGCTTTCTGATGTAAGAAGCCTTTAAAACCCGACGACGGAGCATAGCAATACGCCTACGCTTCCGTCTTTTCAACCGGGCCTGATATCCGCGTATTCGATAGCTCAGATAAGTAGAATAATCCCGGCTAGTCTTCATTACTTCGCCTAACTTAAAGTATTCTTCCTTTAATTTAGCTATAGAAAGCTGATTTATTCTCCTTTCTGATAATATATCATCATCTTTAAACGTCCACGGCTTATCAACTACTTTTTTCACTACGCTTATTGATTAATCTTTCTATTAATGGTTGACCAGTCATTGATTCTTCCTTGATCTGAGGCCCATATTCCTGTATGAAGGCTTTAAAGTCGGCGGTCCATCCCCTGGCAACGGTTGCCATCTTAATAAAACGATCTAAAGTCTTATCGTCTTTTCCGGAAAGGTCGATTTTCAAGTCTGCCATATCTTTAGCTAAGTCCATAAGCTGCCGATTGAGCGCTAACATGAACTGGACAGCTCCATTTCCATCCAATCCATCTACCATAACCTCCAACTGCTCGATATATTCGAGTACTTCCTTCGGCGTTCCTTTTAAATTGGGCCTATTTAACATTATTGAATCCCATTATGTAATTGTAATAATCATTGGCAATTTTATATACTAATCCCGAAATCACTTGCTCAGGAGTAGCATGAAGAGTTGCCATCTTTAAGCATTCTAATTTTCGATAACGAAATATGGTTTCGCAATCCTTCTCACTAAATTTATTCAGAAATTGCATTGGCTGGTCATTCATTTCATCAATGAATTTTTGTAAATCGACCTCTTCTTGTGTTGTTAATGGTTTTGCAAGCATAATTTAATTATTACTATTTACTATTCATCCTCTCCAATTATAAACCGGTAGAAATCTATTGCAATGCCTAGTATATTCCCCGGGTCTTTAGTTGACCCGGACACCGCAACGGCTTTTATTGCCAGATCGATCGCGCTGATCCTGGTTTCTTGGTCATTATCTTCCATCCCGTCAAAATCTGGATCATCTTCAAGTTGATCTTCTGGTAAATCTTCTTCTTTTTTCATGTTATTCAGTACTAGGTTGGTTTAATTTGTTGACTAAGTCAAGTAAATCCTCAAACTCCGCATACGTTGCCGTAATAGAGTTGCGCATCATCCGGTTAGAATCATGGATGTATGTGAGAGTCACGGTTCGTTTGCTAGGGGTTTTGTTAACCTCCCACTTACCCGCTCCCGACTTCCACAGACTATCCCGCGACCAGATGTTTTTAATGTTTGCCATAAAATTTTATTTGTGAGGACGACCGGATTCGAACCGATGACCATCTTATGCTCAACACTTCCAGATATAAATATCTTCCCTTGGCGCGCATTAACCACTCTGCCACGTCCTCAACCATTTCCATTTAGGACACGGTTACGCAGTGGCAGCTTTAACAGCCCACATTGCCGCATCCTCAAATCCCGTTTGTGCTAAAGAAGCCAATCTTCCATCTTTCGCCTTTAATCCTTCGCAGATATTAATCAGCTCTGCGGCTTTTTGTTTGATCTGGAATACTAAATCCTCGTTGGAAGGATTAAATTCAATGCGAACCCTTTGTTCGCCGATTGTTTTTTCGGACATATTACTTAATTTTTGCTCCTTTTTTAATTACATACGCCAGTAATATTATACAGACGAATGATGAAATAAACTTTACAATCATTTTTTCGATCCTTTGCTAAGATTTACTTTACTCAAATCTTCCGCAGGTTCTGGTTCACTACCAATCCATTCATTTAAGAACTGCTTGGCGGCAGAATCTGCAATCTGCCTAGCCTGTAAGGAATCAACATGTACACCACTACGGATAATCTCATTAAAGATGATTTCAGAATCACGCAATACAAGCGAATCGAAGTAAGTACCGCCTTTCTTCAAATGTGATTTCACGTTTTCGAGTTGTTCGTTAATTTCCATGATAGTTTATTTTATGAGTTTACAATCTGCCAGTCATTTGCTAAAATATCATTTAATATAGTATTTATACTACCGGCCAAGTGGATGCTAACATATATTTTCTCTCCTAGGATACACATGCTTGCATGTTCTGGGAATCCACTACGAGTAATCTCTTTCCCATTCTTCATGAACCTTAATGCCATATCAAACGACCAACCAGTTTCGGTAACAATCTCCCAATCATCGCGATTTTGATATCTTGTAACATTGGCCTCGTCTAATATATCACCATCCCTTGTAAATACTTTAATGAATTTACCATCTGGCATAAACCAATATCCAATCCAATCAGATAATCGCACTCGATTTCCATGAATCATTTCTTGTACAGCTTGTTCGAAGTTCATATTTATGAGTTTGATTTGATTAACAATCCGTGTACTTCATCAAAGGTATGCTTTACTACTAACTCCCTGCCAGTTGATAGGCCAACTAAACACCGGTTATCGCTAAGTGGCTCCGCAGATACGATTGATTCAAGCCGCAGCGCAATGCCCTCAACTATAATATCTACTGGTTTATCGCCGCCACCCCAGATAGATTTCTCCTGGTTGAATACGTGTATCATTTTTGTTTGTTTTTTAGTAATAAATGTTGACGATTCCCGTTATAGAATATGGTGGGATTAATCCAATAAGCAACTGCACTTCGCTTCCCGGTATATGCTCTGGCTAATACCTGTTCTGCACATAAAGACCGAATACCGTCATATACATAAGTGCGGGAGATATCTAACTTCTCAGCAATGACGGACGAATTAAGATATACTAAATCCTGTTTAGGTTTCGATGCTTCTAATACATAAGTAAAAATCAATATGCCTGCTGCAGATATCGTCCGGAGAACCTTTATGTTTTCTATGTAGAGCTTAATGAACTCGCAGTCGTCCTCAAATGAAGGAAAGGCGCCAGTATGCGTAGTCACCATCACAAGACCATTGTCATCCTGAACAAACTCTCCATCTGCATTCATGATCGGGCCTACCTGCTTCCGACTGCGCATGATCACCCGCACCTGCTTTCGCAATTCCTTAATAAATGGGTTCTCCTTATGATAAAACTCAGCCATTATCGATCTCAATTTTCTTTATTGTCGCTACCATCTCCTTGTTAAACTTAAACTTGGGAGTTAACCTGGGATGAATGGTGAAATATTCTTTCGTCTGGAAATTATATCCTCGCTTAGGACGCGTCTTAACCAAATCGAATGATCCCAGTTTCTCAAAATAGATACGCCGTGTCTTGCCCTCTTCCATCATAATGCGTATCTCTTCCACGATAGCATTCATGATCTTCGATACATCATCAATATGGTATCCAGTTTTCTTATGTACCCGATGCCTCATTAGACTAACACCCTGTGTATAGTGAGCTGCCATATTATTTAGGTATTGTTAATTCTTCGCCAGTTAAGATATATATGAAGTTCTGCAATTGGTGGATTGATTTTATATTTAATAACAAATTATCTTGAGCGCTTCGTAGTTTTAGTTCATATCTATAATAATGTAATGAAAATAGTAAACTACTATCAATGTCAAACCACAACCCATCATCCCAGTCTTTTCTTTTCTCAAACCCAAACTTAATCAGCCACTCTTCGGTTATGGGAATAGGTTCATATTCTTCTATACAACAATTAAACGTCCCAACTTTATCGCTTCTTGCTTGTATAATAGAATTAGTAATCTCAGTAACCATATATGGGCGGCAATTTAATGATATCAAATTACCTATTCGTGACTCTTTAGGATCGATCATAATAATTGGTTGAATTTACTTATGTCGAGCTGTAGTTCTTCATTAGTAAGTGAATAGTAAAGATTCTGTAATTGATGTACGTGCTTAATATGAGGCTGATACCATTTCCATCCACTACTTATTGTCTGTATAGATACGCTGCCATCCGGATCCAATGAGTCAATACATATTTCATATTTATCACTTATTTGAATATAATATTTAATTCCATGACTAAATTCCTTTCTGTCGAAATCAGATATTAGTAACCACATTTCGGAAATTGAGATAGCCTCATTGTATCCCAGATCATTCCATACAAATTCCTTCTGTTCTTTTGTCCAATAATTATTATCTGGTTTATATTCTGATGGAATATGATTCTGTCGAAGATTAATCATATCACAAAGTATTACACTTCTGATCCCATTCTCTATATTAATAACCACATTACCTATGCGTAGTTCTTGTACTGGTATCGGATTCATTGTTCAAGTATTATTGGTTCAACCATATTTTCACAGTTTGGACATTCTAGTTCGTCAGTTACCACCGGCCAGATAGCGTACCATTTATGTGTACAAAGTGGACACTCTACCGATGCTACATTATATGGTCCGTCGTTATCTTCCATGGCTCAATATTCACCAGTTGCACCACCGCCATCACCTGATCCACCACCGAAGTCAAAGCTATTCGAATCAGATGGCTGATCGCTACTACTGATATCTACACTATCAGAGGTAATCGACGGCCAATCAGGGCCACTATCTGAAGGGAATGGATACACCGATGGTGAATCAATGCCAACATTAAATATCGGATCTATATCTCCATTCATGTATTTTATCGTTCCTGCATATCCAACCTCATCATGTAATTTATTCCAGGCAGCGACTTCCGGATGAACATCAGAGATAGTTGATTTGCATTGTGTACCAAAGTACTCCGTTTGTGTTAGTAAAATATCTTTAGGAGATTTAAACACAATTTTCTTCTTTCTCCTAAACAGATTCAATATCTTCTGTAACATTATTTC